CAAAGAACGCGGCGCGTACGGATTCGGGATTTGACACATTCGCATTTTTTGCATTTTAGGAGACACATGGCAGGCAAAGGTCCAGCACCAAAAGACGCAGACCAGCGCAGACGCAGAAACGCTGACCCAGTACCCACTCAAGTGGTCATACAGGACGGCATCTTGCGCGGCCCAGATCTGCCAGCTGGTTACCCTTGGCATTCGCAGACATTTCGTTGGTGGGACACATGGCGCAAGTCAGCGCAAGCTGCCACTTTCACAGACACTGACTGGGACTTTTTAATCGATACAGCCTTGTTGCACTCGTCCTATTGGAACGGTGACAACGTGGGAGCAGAATTGCGACTCCGAGTCGCTAAGTTTGGCGCTACACCTGAAGACAGAATGCGACTTCGGTTGCAGGTTGATGGTGAAGCAGAGGGGGCCAAATCTAACAAGACCCTATCTGATCAGCGACGAACTCGTTTGTTGAGAGTGGTGGGGGAACTTGACAAAGAAGAAACGACAACAGAGTAGCTTCATCTCACTCGGTTGGGACGCGATTGACTGGATTGAGACTTATCTAGTTCACGGCCCAGGCGACGTGCAAGGTGAGGCCATCAACTTAGACGACGAGCAAGCGGCTTTCATACTAAAAGCCTACGAACTGGACAAACATGGGCGGCGAGTTACACGACGAGCTTTCTTTTCTCGACCAAAAGGTCGTGCGAAGTCGGAGCTTGCTGGAATGCTCGTTTGCTTTGAGGCTCTCGGCCCTGCTCGCTTTGACCGTTGGGACGCCTTCGGTAATCCAATCGGACGCCCAGTTCAGTACCCGTTCATCAGATGTCTAGCAACTGAAGAGTCACAGTCGGGCAACACATACGACAACGTGCGCTACATGCTCGAGCACATCAAAACGAACTTTGGCACTGAGTATCCAGGCATTGACGTCGGACTCACACGCACTTTTTTAAAGGGTGGCGGCGAAATCGTCCCATCAACAGCAGCATCAGCATCAAAAGACGGTGGAAAAGAGTCTTTTGCTGTTGCTGACGAAACACACCTCTATTCGAGCCCCGAGCTCAAGCGAATGCACGAAACCGTAAGGCGAAATCTCGCCAAGCGAAAGGCTGCAGACCCGTGGATGCTCGAGACTTCGACAATGTACTCGGTAGGCGAGGAATCAATCGCCGAACAGACGCACCGCTTATGGATTTCGATACAAGAAGGCCGCACAAAAAATCCAGGCCTGTTATTCGACCACAAGCAAGCGCCCGAGGTCCCCGACCTGCAGGACAGTGAGCAGCTTAAAAAAGCACTTGCTGTCGTGTATGGGCCCGCTTTTAAATGGCTAGACATTCCACGTCTAATGGCCGAAATACAAGACCCGATGACAAAAGCATCGGACGCAAGACGCTACTTTTTGAATCAGCCGTCCACAGACACCGACCGCTATATGAGCATTACAGCTTGGAACGCAGCGGCAGAGCCTGAGGAACTGGCAGAAGGCACCGAGGTCGTTCTCGGGTACGACGGTTCTCGCAAAGACGACGCTACAGTGCTCGTCGCTTGCAGAATTGAAGACGGCAAGATTTTTCAACTCGAGTGTTGGGAAAGACCGCCTGGCCCTGCGGGCTATGGTTGGGAAGTTCCAAGAGTTGAAGTTGATGAAGCTGTTCGAATCGCATTTGCGAAGTACAAAGTCCACAAGATCTGGGCCGACCCTTCAGGTTGGCAGTCTTATTTGGACGCTTGGAACTCGACTTTTGCTGACAAAGTAGTTGCAGTTTATCCTTCCAGCCAGCGAAAGCTGATGGCACAAGGGCTTGACCGCTTTCTTGAGGACATTCTCGAAGGCAGACTCAAGCACAACGGCGCAGCAGAGCTTACAAGGCACGTGACAAACGCGGTACCAACTCGGTATGGCCAAGTCATGAAGCCTTCTCAGAGCCACAAGATCGACGGCTTAATCGCCGCAGTTCTCGCTTACCTAGGCCGCACCGAAGCTCTTGTCAATCCTGAGCCCGTTGCACCCAAAGTCACTTATCACACTATTCAAGTCTAGGAGAAACATGAAGCGTTTTGATTTTAGCGTTTTGGTCGAGATCACTGGCGTCGCGTTAGTGACTGTCGGACTTGCGTTGTTCTCTCCACCGATTGCATTAATCGCTCTCGGTTCATTCCTCGTTTGGGCTACAGAAAAGGCTGATTAATGACCGCTGGCATTTACAACACCACTATCGACCAAGGCTCAGTGTGGTCTGTCGTGTTGGTGTATACCGACTCAAATAACGCCCCTGTCAACTTGACTGGCTACACAGCCGCCATGCAACTGCGACAGAATTACAATTCTGACGTTGCAGATCTGACTTTGACTACCGCAAACGGTGGCATTACAATCGTCGGTGCTACAGGCACCATCACAATCAACGCCACAGCGACTCAAACAGGACTTCTTGACCCAGGCTTTTACGTTTATGACTTAGAATTGACATCGGGTTCCAACATCTCTCGCCTAATCCAAGGCCAGTTGACCGTAGCAGAGCAGGTGACACGATAATGGCCAACAAAGTCACAATCAACGAGACCAACAACACAGTTGAGATCTCAGCTCCAGGCCCACAAGGTTCACAAGGACCAACAGGTCCAACAGGCGCCACAGGCCCAGCTGGTGCTACAGGCGCAACAGGTTCAGTCGGTGCTACAGGTGCCACGGGTCCAACAGGCGCTACAGGCAACACAGGTCCAACAGGCGCAACTGGTTCAACAGGCCCAGTCGGTGCGACAGGCCCAACAGGCGACACTGGTCCAACAGGCCCAACAGGCGACACTGGTCCACAAGGCATTCAAGGCGACACAGGCGCAACAGGGCCGACTGGCCCAGTTGGTGCAACTGGTCCCACAGGTTTAACAGGCGCAACTGGAGCCACAGGCCCAACAGGCGTCACAGGCGCAACTGGCCCACAAGGCATTCAAGGTGTGCAAGGCATTCAAGGCGAGACTGGTGCGACTGGCCCAATAGGCGACACTGGAGCAACAGGCCCAACAGGCGCAACAGGCGCAGCTTCAACGGTGCCTGGCCCAACAGGAGCGACTGGCCCTGCAGGTGCAACAGGTCCAACAGGCCCACAAGGTGAAGCCTCAACTGTACCTGGCCCAACTGGAGCCACAGGCCCAGCGGGTGCGACAGGTCCAACTGGCGCAACAGGACCTCAAGGAATCGAAGGCCCAACGGGCGCAACTGGTCCGCAGGGTGCGGCTGGTGCGAATGGCGGCTCTACTAGCTTATTCGACTACAACGCAGACACTTCGGCCACATCGGGCGACCCTGGCGCGGGCGACATACGCTGGAACAATGCTACGCAGATCAATGCCACAACGTTGTTTATTGACCATTTAGACATAAATAGCAACGACATTGACGTTTTTATTGCCCTGCTTAAAGCAGACGATTTTATCATCGTTCAAGATCGGAATGTTCACACCAACTTTCAGAAGTTTAAAGTCACAGCGGCAGCGACCATTCTTGGTGGCTACAGCAGCGTCCCAGTAGTTCTAGACTCCTCAGGCGGCACTGGCACGACCAACTTCAGCAATTTCGAAGCTCTTGCTTTGTTGCTCATCAATGTCGGTCTTACAGGTGCGACTGGTCCAATCGGTCCGACAGGCCCAGTCGGTGCCACAGGTCCAACAGGCCCAGCGGGTGCAACTGGAGCAACAGGCCCACAAGGCGAAATCGGCCCAACTGGAGCAACAGGTCCAGCTGGTGCAAATGGGGCAACAGGCGCAACTGGCCCACAAGGCGAAACTGGCGCGACAGGCCCAACAGGCCCAGTCGGAGCAACAGGCCCAGTCGGCGCAACAGGCGCTACAGGTCCACAAGGTATTCAAGGAATCCAAGGCGTCCAAGGCATTCAGGGCGAAGTCGGTCCAACAGGCCCAACAGGCCCAGTCGGTGCAACAGGTCCAGCAGGAGCCACAGGCCCTGAAGGTGCCACAGGTGCAACTGGTCCACAAGGAATCCAAGGCGATGTCGGTGCTACGGGTCCCACAGGCCCAGCTGGAGCAACAGGTCCTGCGGGTGCCACGGGTGCAACTGGTCCACAAGGAATCCAAGGTGACACAGGGGCAACAGGCCCAAGCGGCGCAACAGGTCCGAGCGGCCCAAGCGGTGCAACAGGTCCAAGCGGCTCAACTGGTCCAACAGGAGCCACGGGTCCACAAGGTGGCGACAACCCAGTTGTTGACTACATCGACGGCGGGGCAAACGCTGCTGGCATCACTGGCGACGTGATCTACAACGCGGGGCTATCCAACGCAAGCAGTTGGACATACACCATCGACGCAGGCGCGTCGGTTACAACCTTCTAACAAAGAGAGAAAGAAGCCAACATGACAGCAAGACTCCAAAACCGCCGAGATACGGCAGCAAACTGGACATCTAATAACCCAACCCTTGCTGCAGGCGAAATCGGCTACGAAACCGACACCACGAAGTTCAAAATCGGCGACGGCGCAACTGCTTGGAGCTCTCTTGCTTATGCCTATACTGCAGGCACAGCTGGTGCTACTGGCCCAACTGGCCCAGCTGGTGCTACTGGCCCAACTGGCCCAACTGGTGACACTGGCCCAACTGGAGCGACTGGCCCAACTGGAGCGACTGGCCCAACTGGAGCGACTGGACCAACAGGAGCTACAGGCCCAACTGGCCCTGGCCTTTTAGTTGGCTTTAGTCCACAAACTGGCAACTACACTCTTGCAATCGGTGATCTTAACGAACTCGTTACAGTAAGCGCAACAGGCACAATCACTGTGCCACCTTCAGTCTTTTCTGCTAACGACCAAATCCACGTTCAACAAACTGGAACTGGTCAACTTACATTCGCGCAGGGTGCGGGCGTTACAATCACATCAACTGGTGCAACTGCCTCTGCTCCAAAAACAAGAGCACAATATTCAGCTTGCACAGTGATTTGTACAGCTTCAAACACCTTCACTATCGTGGGAGACATCGCCTAACATGCCAATAATCGGGATTATCGCCTCAGCAATTACGGGAAACCTTCGTTTGTCGGTTGAGTATGTCGTAGTCGCAGGTGGCGGCGGGACTTTTGGTGATGGCGTAAGCAATACGTCTGGTAGGCCTGGTGGTGGTGCTGGTGGCTACCGTTCTTCAGTAGCTGGAGAGTCATCGGGCGGCGGCGCAAGCGCTGAGGCTGTGTTATTGCTAGACATGGAGGCTACTTACACAGTTACAGTTGGTGCTGGTGGCGCTGGTATGACCAGTCCTACAGCGGGGTCTGATAGCGTTTTTGGTGCCATAACATCAACAGGTGGTGCAGTAGGGGCCAACTCGTCTGCAAACGGCAATAGCGGTGGCTCTGGTAGTGGTGCAACTCGAGGGACTTGGACAGGCGGGGCAGGAACAGCAAACCAAGGCTACGCTGGAGGCAACACTACTGATAGTGGCCAGTTGGCTGCTGCGGGTGGTGGCGCTGGTGCTGTGGGTGGCAATTCCACTGCAAGCACCACAGGAGCAGGTGGAATAGGTGTTGCTTCTTCAATCACTGGTTCGTCAGTTTATCGTGCTGGTGGCGGTGGTGGTGGTGGGTATATTGGCGCTGCGCCCAACATTCCAGGCGGTGCGGGTGGCCAAGGTGGTGGCGGCAACGGTGCTGGGTTTAGCAACGCCCAAGCAACAAATGGAACAGCCAACACTGGCGGTGGCGGCGGTGGTGCTGGTGGTGGCACAAGTGGTGGTGGTGGACTTTCAACTGGTAAGCAAGGCGGTTCAGGAGTCGTAATTGCTCGTTACGCAGGCGCTACACAGAGGGCATTCGGTGGCACTGTAACCACGTCGGGTGGGTACACAATCCACACATTTAATTCTTCAGGGTCTTTTGTTACAGCAGTTCCAAAAGCAACAGGTGGAACAATCAAGTTTAGT